ATTTGTGTTTAGCTTTTCTTGGAATTATTTTTGTTTTATCTTTATGCACCTGAGTAGTTGCATGTGGTGGTGTTTTTTTTCTAGGAAAGATATTGTCCCATGCCTCTTGAAATTTATCGTCTGATACGATTTGAGGTCTTCGTTTACTTCCCTTACCCATAACGAGTGCCATCGTCCTTTTCGATAGGAGTGTCGTAATAGTTTTTCAAGGGTGTTTGATTGACAAAGAATATATAAAGCGCTCCTAGAATGAATCCTAACGCCAATATTGTAGACAATAGGCGTCTTCTAATTATACGCTTTTCTCTTTTACTTTTCATTACTTTCTTCTGTAAGATTTTAATTCTGATCTACGAGCATCAAGTTTCTTTTTTCTCTTGATTGCTTGATTACGCTGATTTCTTTTACTGGCAGGTTTTTCATAGTATTCTCTGTCTCGACATTCTTTTACTATGCCTTTTCTATCACATGCCTTTTTAAATCTTCGTAACATACGGTCGAAAGATTCGACTTGTCTAGTTTTAGGATTTAGTTTTGGTTTTACCATTGTCATAATATATTCTTTAAGATGTGTAGTCGCCCCATACTTTTATAGCAACCTCGCTCTACACCAGATAACACCGCATCAGTTCTTGTTATCTTTTCCCCTACTATGATACCCCCATATCCACGGTCATAGTCAGTTGTAGCAAACACGGACACATATTATACACTACAACTCCCTAATAAAAAACTTACTCAGTAGCAAGTTTTTTAAAGTAATCCATCGCTTCGTCTCCCTCTGAATCACCAACTGTGGAAGATTCTGCTGATGCGATTACAGGTTCGTCTGCTACTGTTTCAGTATTGACATTAGACCAAGGCACTTCTTCAAGGTCTTCAGCAACTGACTCAGCAGTAGATGTGCTTACCTCACCAGATAAACCTAATACTCTATCAAGTTTCTCTTTCAGTTCGTCATATGACTTGAACTGGTCTGGTGCAATAATTGAAGATAAAGGATTCAGCGTAGTATATATATCATTCAGCTGATTTTCATCTTCAAAAAGTGGTGCAGGACTATCAAACTCAGACTTGTCATAGTTCCAATAACCATCGACTTTTCTGATTTTAATTTTGAAGTTTGCACCCTCACCTCTTAGATCAAAAGGATTTATGGCAGCTTCATCTTCAAATGCTGGTGAGATTGCCTCTTTCAACATTTCAAAGATTTTCTTACCATATCGGTACATGAATACCTTTCCTTCGTTCTCAGGATGTTTAGGGTCAGAAACAACATAGATGTTAGACACATAATGAAGTCTACGCTTCTGTTTACGAGCCTGTTCTCTGTTTGCTTCGATGTTAGTGTTCCACAACTGAGTGTTGTATTCACTAACAGGATCATTTTTACTAAGAGTCGTTAACGACTTCTCAATATACCAACCGCCAGGTCCTTGGAAACCATGGTCGAAGTAAGACACCCATGGCATCTCTTCGTTTTCTGGTGTTGGTAAGAATCTAACTATTGCATAACCATTACCTGATTTATCAAGTTCTGGTTTCCAATATTTATCATCATCGTAGGATTTTTTCTCACCTTGACTAGGTGATGCAGACTCCATTGCCTGCCTTAATTTATCTAAAGATGTAGACATTGTATTATACTCCTTATAGCATTGTATCGCATTGTATTTGCATTGTATCGCATCTTATTAAAGTTCAGATTCAAAGCACGCCGTGCCAAGAATCCACCTATCTTCGATATTTAATCGAGATACTATATCAGTATATTCGATTTTATCGAATCCGTCAATAGAGTTTTTAAAATATAACTCTACATCTGGATAATCCTTATTTATGTGTTCCAACAGTGCGACAAATTGTGCCTGTTGTGGTCTTCCGACACCTGAATTCTCTTCTGTATATACCTTATTATAAGTATAACAATCATCAGGTCCATAAATGTTCTGTAGATCACCGTATTGTAATGAATCATAACCTGCAAGACATATCTTCTTATGACCATGATGCACTGCATAACCTAATGCATAGATGCCACAAAAAGTGTTCTTGAGCAATTCATTTGTATATATAACTATGTTGTTTGCCTCCGCAGAGGAATATCCAATCATATAAGTTCTCTGTCCTTCGCCTCGATAGTCTTCCCCTTGCACTACAAATCTATCGTCCCCCTCGACTCGATTTTCAACCACTTCACCTGGCAATCCGTGTTTCATGATGTCGAACATTTCCATAGGCAGTTCGTTCCATTCGCCGACACAAACAGGGTGTTTCTTGTAGTATTGGTCTGTAATCATTTCGTTTTGTGGGGCGACATCTTGCACGAATAATAAATCAGGTGTATGGTCTCTATAAACCATATTCATTCCCCACCAGTTGTCTAGTGTTTCTAAATCTAAGTCTTTACGACTTGGTCCGTTTCCTACTAAGTAGAGCATAGTTCTATTAATTTCTTTTTGTATTTGTTCTTATCAAAATATAAGAATGATTTGTATTTGTCTATTCTATGATGCACACCAGGATATACAATGTTCTCTGATATGAGTTTCTTCCATGACTTACTGTAGTCTGTAATCTCATCTAGTATACACATAGTTTCGAGAGATATTTTTTTACCTAAAAATTGTTTGAGTAAATGTGGGTGTTGACCACCTGTGCAAGTAAGAACTTCTTGTATTGTTTTCTTTTCTAATAATTGTTTTACTTCTTGTTCAAACATGTGTGATAGTTTTTGTCTTCTCTTACGCCAATCAGTATATCTCTCTTCTGCTTCTCGTTCTAGAAGTTCACCTGCCCAATAATCACCTTGTGATAAGTTTGCAATGTAGAAGTCTATGAGTTTATCTTTGTATTTTCTTGCTAGTTTGGCAAAGTGAAACTTGTCTTTTCTTTTCATGAATGAAGACAAGTCTGCCTTTACATGACCATTGTATTGATTAAAGTTATAGTTCTCACTATTGAAATGCAACTTCATCGCAAGATACAATTTATAACTATCATATCCTTCTCGACTCGACATTACTTATTTACTATAATCTTTTTCTTTTTTGGCACTTCGATACCACTGACTGCCGTATTATATGCTGTCACAATATCATCATTTGTTTCTGTCATGAATACATAATTTTGTATTGTCACACTTGTAGGGTTTACACAACCTGTGACACAGATACCTTTAGCAAAACCCATTTTGCCTTCTGGTGTATTCACAATAATTCTAGGGTCTGCTAACTCAACACAATCGTGTCTATTAGAAACCAACTTACCAATATACTCACCACTCATGGTGATTACTGATACTATATCTCCTTCTTTCATAATTACTCCTTACTCATAAAAGTTGTCAAAGAACCTCGACTGGCCTTTTGACGATTAATTAATTTCAAACTCTCTGCCTCTGCTTCAAGTTTTTCTCTCAAAGGTACCGACAGTAATCTTTTGGCACCCTCTGGTTCTACATTATTAATTTCACAGACTTTAAGTATTGCACTCATTACATCTGTTCTATTACCTATTAGAAGTCTTTCAACTTGTTCTGTAAACTCTTTTCTTGTTATCATTTTTTAAACTCGTTTTCTCTAAACCACAAATTGAAAGCATACTTCTCTCCCTCTAATACAGGAAGACCTGCATGTTGAGATTTTATTTCTCTCTTAGTTGTGTTTGGTTCTACATTCCACCATACGATGACACTGCCTCTTCTAGGTTGAATGTTTACACCTAGATGATTAAAACCAGTTTCACCTCCTTTCGGCACATCTCTTAAATATCCTAGAACAGTAATCAATCTTTGACCACCATTCTTTGTATATTCCTCAGTTGCGACATCATCAGATTCATCAAAACTATCCCAATGATAATCGTATTCTTCATTCTCTTTATAATACACAACTTGAAAAGGTTCTGCATTCTTCAATGGCATTCTTACCATTTGAGATATACGATCTGCAACACCTTTTATCATAGGTGATGCATCATGCTGTAACCATGTATTTGAACCTGTTCTCTTGTCATGTTTTTGGCCTTTACCGTCTTTACTTGCAACAGTCGACCTTTCCATATTTTGCCAAGAATATGCAAGTATTTCTTCGCATTCTTCTTGTGAAATAAAATCATGCACTACTGCAATCATTTGTTTATCGTTGTCGTAGATATGTATCATATACCGTAGAGATTCCTATATTGTGTTCTAAGTCCATATAACTCTTCTACATGTTCTTTAGGGTCAGAAACAAACAATTGAAATGTATTTAAACCCTCGACTGCCACTATGGCACATATCTCTTCTATCGCATGACCTGTTAGTTCTTCGACCATGATTGCATAAGCAGTCATTTGTAAATACCATGGTTTCGCCATGTAATCTTGTTTTGGTTTTGAACTTGATTTGAAATCTATAATCGCAAGTTGATCGTTGGCTATGCCAATACAATCTACACGACCTGCCATTTGTAATTCATGAGAATACAAAGGTGCTTCAAGAGCAACAGGTATGATATCATCTAAAACAGGTTGAACTGCCTTGAACATTTGTTCTTGTAAGATATTATCAAACTCGATAAAGTCTTTTTCTTTTCTGAGATAATCTTCTACATGTTGATGAAATGAGGTGCCTCTTTTTGTTGCTCTCTTAGTTATTTTATTGGCCTCTTTTTCACCAACTCTCTCTCGCCATAGTTTGATTTGTTTCTTTGAGTGTAGACCAACAACTGTAGTCACACTAGGATATTTCATATCATCTTCACCAAGATAATATCTTTTACCCTCGTGATTAACTGTTTTGAGTTTTATATTTTCT